ATTAGTAAATTTGTTAATGGATTGACTTTGTACGAAAGTATATTCGGAATGATGCAAGGACAAATTGCTGTTCAAGACTCTAATAACTTCTTTGATAATTTCATAGGTACAGAATTAGCTGGTGTTGATATTAGTTTTACATATTTAGAACAAGACTTTAGTGCGAGTTTCTATATGGATGGGATAACTGATATGAGTTTACAATCAGAGAAAAAGACTTATACTATTCATTTAAAATCTATACATGTACCTAACTTTGCTAATACTGTAAATTCAGTATACAATGGAACATCAGATGAAATCATTTCTTTAATATTTGCAGATGTAAGTGCAGATAGTAATACAATTGCTGTTGATTCAAGAGCATCAACGAGTGGTAGATATATTGCACCTAATATTTCTGCAAAAGATTGTTTCAAAACCCTCGTCGCAAATGCTTATTGCGTAGACAACTCTGGTATATTTATGTACGAAAGATTAGTTGATTTTAATACTGTACGAATAACTTCTTTATATGATATGGTTGATAACGCATTTGTGAGAGAAGACGGAACGTCAGTTATTATTACACAGGGCCTTTCCGATATGAAAGAGACTCAAATGAATCCTATGGCAGTATTAGGCACAGCTAGTGATTTTGTTATGACAGAATACAGTATGGATCTTGTTCAGAAAATAGAAGATGGATTATTTGGTGAAGCAGTTAGTGAAATTAACTTAGATGAAACAAAGCAAACACACAACATTACAAAAGAAATAACATCAGTACCTAAAACAAAATTTAAACTAAGCGATAAATTATATGATGAAAATGTAAAAAGCATATTAGCTAATAAAGGTGATGTATCATCAAGCCAGGTTATCAATGGTACAATAAGAGCATTCAATACTGCTATGAACGTAAGTGGAGTGGCAGCATTGCCTGGCTTAGGTGTTGGAATGACAGTAGAAGTTCAATTATCTGGTAACGAAGAACAAGGTACTACACGTCATGATGGTAAATGGTTAGTTAAACATATGCAACATGACTTTACACAAGAAGGTGGAGAGTATAGTTATCATCAAACTTTAGGATTAGTAAGAGAATAATGGCATATAATAGTATAATAAAATTTGGAACTGTAGTTGATATTAATGATCCTGAGAAACTTGGTAGGGTAAAGGTTAATGTATACGGTCTTCATGATAACATAGAAACAAAAGATCTTGCATGGAGTATGGTGATGATGCCAGGTAATACTCCAGCTAAAGATGGTGTAGGATCTTCGGTAAACTTATTAGTTGGTACATTAGTAGTAGGAATGTGTACTGATAAAGCTATGCAAGAGTTCATGGTCATGGGAACTATACCTACAAAGACCGCTGGCACAGAAGATAACAATGTTAGAGTAAGAGCTGAAGCTGATCCTAATGCTGCAGATCCTGCAGGAACATATCAACCGGTTAGTACATATGCACCTGAATATCCATACAATAATGTTATGGAAACAGAGAGTGGACATGTTAAAGAATACGATGACACTCCAGGATTAGAACGTATAGTAGAAAGACATAAGAGTGGTACTCAATATGAGATCGCAGCTAATGGTTCTAAGAACGAAACGATTATAAGAGATAACTATAGATTAGTTGTAGGTGAAGATACTCTAGAAGTCTATGGCAACGTAAGAATTATTTGTAGTGGTCATATTGATGTTGCTGTAGCAGGTAATCTTAGTGCGTCAGTTGCTGGTAATATTTCAGCTGACTCTAGTACAGGAAATATAATTGTTACAGCTGCTAAGGGAGACATAACTACTACAGCTACTGAAGGAGATATATCTGTTATAGCTACTAAGGGAGATATATCTGCTACATCTACTGAAGGAGATATAACAGTAACAACAACTGATACAACGAAGAAGATAACATTGGCTGGTAATGTTGATGTCACTGAAAATTTAACTATAGCAAAGAACGTTGAAGTGACTGGTAATACTCTTACGAAGGGTACAACTCATACTAGCACATCACAAAAACTTGATAGTCACGTTCATGGTAATAACAATGTTAATCAAAGTAACACTAACCCACTCACATAGGTATAAATAGATTATATGGCACAGATTGCAAGACAAGAAACGTATAAAGATGTAGATTTTACTTTTAAGCAAAATCCTAACACAAACGACATTGGAATAAAGAAGAACAATGAATCTGTAAAACAAAGTGTGTTAAATATACTCCGTACAAATCACGGTGAGCGACCATTTAATTATAACTTTGGTGCAAATTTAAGATCATATCTCTTTGAGAATATGACAAACATAACAGCAGCTCAGATGTCTACTTCAGTGAGTACAGCTTTAGCTAATCACGAACCAAGATTAGAAGTACTTAACGTAAACATACAAGCAAGAGCTATGGAAAACGAAGTAACAATAACAGTAACCGGTATGGTTAGATCTAGTAATGAAGTATTAGATATATCTACCACAATAGAGAGATTACGATAATGGCAATTGAAAGAAGAATTTCAGCAAGTGAATTAGACTTTGATCAGATCAAGACAAATCTAGTTGCATACATGAAGGCAACCGATACAACCTTCAATGATTATAACTACGAAGGCTCTGCCATGTCAACTATTATTGATGTGTTAGCATATGTAACTCACATCAACTCAATGAATGCTAACTTCGCTTTGAATGAAACATTCCTTGATACATCTCAATTAAGATCTTCTGTTGTATCACATGCTAAACTGTTAGGTTATACACCAAGATCAATTGCTCCTTCAGTTGCTTATGTTGATCTAGTCATGGCAAAGGGAAGTGCTACACCTTTATGGAATCACGATGGAAGCAATACACCGCTTCCTTTAACTATGACAAGAGGTACAAAATTTAATACTACTATTGATGGTGTTAACTATCCTATGTTCAATTCAGATACTAATACAATTAACTATGATGCAACCCTTGGTTGGAAGTTCGCTAATATTAAATTAGAGCAAGGTACATTATCAAGCATAACTTACACATATCAGAATAACACATTTGAAACATATGTTATTCCTGTTAATGATGTTAACACTGCTTCGGTTAAAGTATCTATAACAGATTCGGCTGCAACAAATACTACAAAGGTTTATGCATTAAACAAAAACATGGTCACATTAAATGGCACATCAGAAGTATATTTCTTAGAAGAAAGTCGTGATGGTTATTATGAAGTTAAATTTGGTGATAACATTATTGGTAAGAGACCAGACAATGGTAATACTGTTACTATAGAGTATGCATCAATAGGATCAGGAACAGATGTGAACGGTGCTTCTGTGTTTACCATGACAGATTCATTAAACGGTAATGCTGATGAGACTATCACACTTGTAACTAAAGCTACTGGCGGTGGTACAAGAGAATCACTAGAAGCAATTAAGTTTAATGCGCCTCTAGCGCACATATCACAAAACAGAGCTGTGACACCAGATGATTATAAAGCTATCATCAAAAACGAATTCGCTGATTTAGAAGCTGTTGCTGTATGGGGTGGAGAAGATCATGACGTGCCAGATTATGGTAAGGTCTATGTCTCTATTAAACCATTATCAGCTGAAACATTAACTGCTGCACAGAAGACAACAATCAAGGAACAAATTCTTAAACCAAAGAATGTTGTAAGTATCACTCCAGTCTTAGTTGACCCTGAGTATACGTATATTGATTTAGAAGTTTTCTTTAAATATAATCCTAACAAAGCTACAGTAACTGCAAGCGGCTTGGCTACATCGATAAGGAATACACTTGTGACATATAACGATAATACACTTAAGAACTTTAATGGAGTGTACAGAGACTCAAACGTTGGAAAGAAGATTGATGATACTAATGTTGCTATCATATCTAATATCACTCGTGTAACAATGCAGAAGAAAATTGTACCAGCACTTGGTACAGCAACTAAATACACACTTAAGTTTAATCAAGGATTAACTGATTTAGATGCTACTACAGGTTCTACTGGTTCTTATGTGACATCAAGTATATTTACATTTGCTGGTAGTGACTGTAAACTTAAAGATTTCTATGATAGCTCAAGTGATTCACGAATTATTCAAATAGTAGATACACAAGGCTTAGTTAAAAATACAAATGTTGGTGATGTAAATGAAGAGCTTGGAACAGTTACTCTTAACTCATTCCAACCAACTGCATTACCTACTGGTTCTACTACAATCGATGTTACAGTGAAGCCTGCATCATCTGATGTATCACCTACAAGGAATGAACTATTAACTATTAATACTTCTACAGCTAAGATTACTGGCGAGATAGATACTATGGCAACTGGCGGTACAACTGCTGGTATTGATTACAACACGGTAAGTAACTAATGTCTGATATTGGAAAATATAATATATCGTCTTACATAGATGAACTCGTACCTGATCACATAGAAGGAACATATCCTGATCTAGTTGCTTTCCTTAAGACATATGCATTATATTTAGAGCGTAGTAATAAATCAGGATTCTATCTTAACTCATTAGATATCCAAAGAGATATTGACTATGTAGAAGAGAATCTATTAACTGAATTGCAGAATGAAATTGGTATTGCTGTACCGAGAGACTTCGCTACAAATCCAAGGATGTTTTATAAGAGACTTGTAGAATTCTATAAGTCACGTGGTACACCTGAATCAATCACATCATTCTTTAGATCAATATACAATGATGAAGTAGAAACATATTTTCCATTTACAGATGTATTAATTCCATCGGATGGAGAGTGGACAGATCAGGCAGCTGCTATTCAAGCTGATAGAACACAGTTTACACCTGGAAATACAATTACAATTAGTGGTACACCTACTGTAGTAAGTGGAAACAATAATGATCAACAAGCTATACTTTTAGATGACGATGTTGTATTTGTAAATGACACATATCAGGTTCCAGGTACAGATTATACTGAAGAAGTATATTCAGATACTACTACAAAATATAGATTAAATTTTACAAGTGCATTAGCAAACGGTGACATTGTAAGAACATATCCTAAAGGTATTTTTGTTACAAATGATGGATTCTTGTCAGATAAAAAATTCATGCAAGACTCTTATTACTATCAGCAGTTCTCATATGTATTAAGAACTGGTAAGAACATCGCTGATTGGAAGAATGCATTTACAAGATTGATTCACCCAGCAGGATTTAAGTTCTTTGGTGAGATAGCTATCCTAGTGAAGCTACTTACATCATCGAATACACAAGCGCAGTATGGTAACTTACCTACAGCTGGTTTAATTCAGTTCAACATTGGTGCATTCCAAGTTGGACCAACAACATTTAATAGTCACGTATTAGAGAAATCGTATACTCATTTTGCACGAGGCAGTTCAGAGCTTGGCATTATAGGTATGCAAAACCATTGGGATAATATAAAGTTCAGATATTTAGGTCCGAACTCAGATTTAGCTCATTGGACAGTTCAGGATAGTATAAATAACAATATAAGCACACAATTCGGAGTGAGCGGTGGTGATTTTAATCCAAGTAACAATAGATCATCTCTATACCAGTACACTCCATAACATTAAAACAGAGGAAATAAAATGGCAGCAATAATCACAAGTAAATTCAGACTGGATACAACGAATAAGTTCGTAGATAGTCTTGGTGATAATCAATTCTACATGGCACTGGGAAGGCCTAATGCATGGACACCTAGTGATGCAGCCCCGGACACACCATATGAAAATGACTACGCATCACACACTCTATGGCAAAATATGTTCGCCATGAAGAGAGTTGACGCTGGAGACATTGTTCATTGTGCACCAAGAAACCTATGGGTTTCAGGTACTACATATATAGAATATGATGATCAAGATACAAACATAGAGAGCAAAGTATATCACGTTATTTCAGCAAATAATAATGTGTACATGTGCTTAAAGGCAGGAGCAGGAGCTTCTACCACTAACCCAGACACAACAGGTGTTCAAACAGCTGGTGTTATTAATCATAGTGGATCAGACGGTTATATATGGAAATACATGTATACAATCCCAACGGCTGATGTAACTAAATTCTTAACAACATCATTTATACCAACAAGGTGCATTAAAGAAGCTCCAGCAGTTGGTTCTGACGCAGCATTGATTAATCAATGGTCTGTACAGACTAACGCAATTGATGGTGCAATCTATAATATGAAGATCACAACTGCAGGAACTGGTTATGCTAACGGTACTACCGAAGCTATCCTTACAATCTCAGGTGATGGTACAGGTGCTACGGCTACAGCTATAGTTTCTGGTGGTGCAATCACAGGTATTACAATGACAGCTCCAGGTACAGGATATACTCACGCTACGATTGCAGTAGGCGGTACAGGTTCAAACGGTGCGGTAAGACCAGTCATCGGTCCAGCCGGTGGATATGGTAAAGATGCTACAAATGATCTTCGCGCACACTATGTAACTATTAATACAGTATTTACTGGTGATGAATCAGGCAGTATTCCTGATAGTAATGACTTTAGACAAATAGCAGTTGTTAAAAATCCAATTGAAAAGGCTACTGAATCAGCAACGGTTTCAGCATCGGCTTCAATGGTGATAGGTAACTTCTATAAGATCTTAACAATAGGTAATACTACTGATGCCAATTGGGCTACGGTAGGTTCAACATCCGGTAATCCAATTGCTGGAGAGATATTTAAAGCCCTTGCTGTTACATTAGCTGGTTCAAGTACAGGTACTATTGCACAAGTTGCAGAAGCAAGTGCATACAATACATGTAAGAGTTTAACTGTTGCAACAGGCGTTACATTCACAGCAGATCAACTGATCGAAGGTCATACATCTGGTACGGTTGGTGCTAAAGGTATGGTTGTTGAATATGATGCATCAAACGGTATTATATATTATATACAAAACGAAACTACTGGCTTCGGTACATTCCTTGCCACTCATTTTGTTCGTACAACAGGTACATCAATCGCTGGACAAGATATCACAGCAGTAGGTGCACCGTTAATTAATCATAATTCGGGTGATGTAATGTTCATAGAGAATAGAACAGCTACAACAAGAGCATCAGGACAAGTAGAAACAGTAAGATTAGTAATCGCATTTTAAATAGGATAGAAGCATGGCAATTTCATTTAACGTAGAACCATATTGGGACGACTTTGAGTCGGTTGCATCGGGCAACACACTCAGCCCTAAAGAACAATATCAAAGGATATTATTTAGACCCGGTAAGGCTATACAAGCAAGAGAATTAACTCAGCTACAAACAACATTACAGAATCAAGTGTCAGCTCATGGTGACCACACATTTAAAGATGGTTCAGTTGTTGTACCCGGTGCAGTTCATCTCCATAATAAAATTGACTATATTAAATTAGATTCAGTTAACTCTTATTGTGATACTGTTGCTGAATTAATTGGTACTGAGTTTACTGATGGTACTAACAAAGCTCGTGTTGTTCATGCAGTACTCGCTGAAAGTTCTGATCCTATTACTCTATTCGTTAAGTACATATCAGGTGCAGTCTTTGCAGATAATGCAACGATAACAGATGGTGCTAATAAATCAGCAGAAGTTAAAGCATCTGCTGCTACAGGTTTTGGTTCTATAGTTGCACTCGAAGATGGTATCTATTATATTAAGAAACACTTCGTTGTTGCTAAAGCTAAAACAATTGTATTAACTAAATATACTAAGGATGCATCATTTGATATTGGTCTATTGGTTACTGAAGCTCTTATTAGTTCAGGCACTGATACATCATTAAACGATAATGCTACAGGTACACCTAACGAATCAGCTCCAGGTGCTCATCGTTATTCTATTACAGCTACACTATCATCTCAAGCAGTCAATGCTACGAACGGTAACTTTGTTCTTATAGCTCGATTAGAGAGTGGTATCATTACAAAGAATGCAAGAACTGCAGATTATAATCACTTAGCAGATGAGTTAGCTCGTAGAACATTTGACGAATCAGGTAACTACTATGTTAACCCATTCAAAGCATTAGTTAAAGCACATGCATCTGTTGCTACTAAATTAACTATTGGTATTGAGCCTTCGAAAGCTTATGTAAGAGGTTATGAAATACAAACCCTTGCAACTACTAACGTACACTTTGACAAAGCAAGAGACACAGAAAAGGTTACAGATAAAGTAACAGAGATCACTCATAACAATTTTATTGAAGTGACTAGTATGGACGGATTACCAGATATTACTACATTCGGTTTAATAGATATCGAGAATAGTGCTAACGCTCAAATTGGTACATGCCGTGCTCGTTCTGTTGAACGTG